ATCTTTCTCAACTCGAAAGCCTATCGCGGTAAACGATAAGCCCCCTACATACATTTTACCTAAAATCTAACGGTAGAAAGTTGGGATCTCCATCCTTTCACTTAGATAGATGTATGTAGCTCGTTATGGGTCTATACGAGGGTAAAGATAATACTAGCATCCAACATGGTGTTAGACGCTGAGTTAAGGATATCCAATGTGTCAGTTCCATTAAAGGACAAAATTGTCGAGAACGATGCGGTTAATCCTGCATTCAAGGTCCAAGTTCCATACGTCGGTATCGTTCCGTTGAAACGGAAAGCTAACTGAGTATTGAAGTTAGGACTAGTGGCACAAACATCGATCCTATACACACCGGGCAAAGGTGTGAACAAAGCGGAAGACTGCCCAACGGTTAAAGGGTTCTGTACTATGACAGGGAACAAAAGAGGGGAGGTTACCCCAACACTTTGTCCAGTACTAAGGAACATAGATACGGTAGAGCTGCTCGTGGCACCTGCTTGGGCTGATCCTGATTGAGGAACATAAAGTTCCAAATCATACTCAACCCAGAGATCACCACAAATCGCGGTATCTACTTGTCCTTGGGAAATGACAAGGAACTTCCCCCCGTCATAAGTTTTAAGATCACCCAGGACAGGACCTGATCGTACATATTTCTTCGGACCCATTGGTTGTAAGGCCTTTGATTCCAGCCTACAAGAAAAATTAGTCCATGGACTTTGTTCAACTGCCCCTAAGTAAGTTGAGGCCTGGACCTTGGATGTCGGATCTGCATCCAAGATATCGTATTCAGGAACTAGCATAATTGAACCTGAAAAAGTGGTTGGGCACCTACCTATATAATGGAACGAGAGTTCCTTGAAGTGGTACTGCTCCCATTGGTTTGCTATGGGGGATAGCCAAGGAAATGTAGTGGCAAAGCCAGGATTAATTATAAAATTACTCTGGACTGTGAAACCAACAGAGCCTGCTATCTCTGCTATTAGCTCTCTATGCTTAACGCAATAGCGAAGACCATCATTAGAAATTCTTGGTCTGCGAGTTGTGAAGCTAATAGATTGAGCAATTGGGGCTGAGACTAATCGGTCCTTATATCTCTTTCCAACCTTCTTCTTCTTTTCCTTTGATCTATTATCTTTTAATTGTGATTTTTCCATGTTTCTATTCATCATGGGATTATCTTCTTTCTTATTCATTCACGGACTACCTCTGAATATGGAGGGACTGTTCATCATAAATTAACCAGTGGAAACTCCGTGCAGTCTCTTGGCATTCTGTTTAGCACTGTGAAAGATTTTGGGTTATTACAATTCATGACTCCGTAGGTCTTTTTACGTCATACCCAGGACGTTCCATTTACCAAAATGTGGTAATGGAAGGGAATCTACAAAATTCGGAGTATTCTCTCTTGGGTAATCCAAGGATCTGATTACACCCAATTGAGGGGACAAGGTTAACCTGAACAATAAAGTAACTGAAACAAATTAACTCTTCCCTTGAAAGAAGTCTTGAACTTTGGACTTCTCCCCATGAAAGTTTTCGGTACTGAGGAAGAACTTCAGATTTATGGATGAATTTATGAGCTAGTCTTAGTTCTTCAAGTTCATCTTTGGAGTTCCTCCATCTTTTACAGTCGGCACATTTAAATTTTCTATGTTCTTGGACTGCACAGTCGTTTTGCATTTTATGACAAATTTTGCATAACAATTTATCACACTTGTCACAGGTATGATAGAGTTCCAGTGAGGATTTAAACATAGTTAAAATCCTCGTTAATATGTCCTTCGACTCCCGTTCCAAACTCAAGTAAGGAACAGAATCTGGTAAAACATATCGAGGCTTACTGATCATTTCTCTATATCTTCTTGGAATAGAGAATAAGCCAGGTTCACTTATCAAAGCAGACACTTCGGGATTTGAATAATAGAATGATGCAATCATCCTATCCTTCCTGGTTATCCTTGGATAATCAGGACAGGCAAGACCTAACCCTCCCATATGTTGAGGGAGGAAATAATTAGGTTGAGGATCTGCATCATCCCAATATTTAAATTCCTTAATGAGTGCTGGGTAAGACCAATAAGCCCATGGACAGAACTTTATCATTTCATTAAAGGTTTCAATAGCATTGTAAATTGTACATGCTCCTCCTTGTCCTTTCATTGGATCGACTTTTTTTAGGACTTTTTGATTAAAGTAACCTTGTCGGACCATTAATCCGTTCTCTCTCTGGAAAATTTGAGAATTAATCATACAGAAGAATTCTGAACAATAATTCTTCCCTTTTGAGATTCTCAAACCAACTTCCTTTGTGGTCTGGATAAATATTTCATAAAAGGAGGGTTCACATTTAAATAACATATCATCTCCATTTACAATAACATTATCATACATGGTTCTTCCTATCTTCTTTCTTCTTTTCTTTTCTTTCTTATCTCCTGAAGCCTGAACCCATCTATCAATTGAAACATGATAGCAAGCGAGGTTTATCGTACAAAGGAGAGGAAAACTTAAAGGATGGCCCATTAATTGTCCATTGACTAATTCTATGGGCTCAAAGTTAATATATCCTTTTTCCTTTAAGTTAATCTCTTTCCTCTTCTTTGGGGGTTCTTCATAGTACTTAGGATATTTGACAAGAATATCCTTGACAAGACTGTCCCAGACAATCTTACCAAATGGCTTAGTTTCTTTGAAAAGCCTTGCAAGCTCACAAGTTGCCTCTCTCTTAAGGAAATCAGTGGCAGATTCATAGTCCACCGAACAAAATATTGGAAGATCTTTTCCAATAAGATCAATTTTCCTTACTTTCTCAGCTAAGTCTGGCTCAAGCATAGTGGAATACTTGGTTTCTTTCCAACAATCCAATAGAGCACCCTGGAAAGGCTGAAGGGCAGCATATTCGTACCCATCACCCATGGTGATTGTTCTGAACTTGGAACATTCATCTAATGATATAGAGTCCACCTGAGAATTTTCATCTGAGATGTTCTCAATAGCAATTTCGAGGGTTTTTTGCTTCCATTTTTCAAATGCAATATCGGTGTTCTTGAAACCGAGTAAACCTTGCTCCTCCTTAAGAATTTCTTTACCAAGAGGAAAAGCATCAAATAGGCCGGATGAGCCGAGATCTAATCTCGAGTTTTGTAGGCATGCTGATAAACTTGGTGAAAATTTTGTGTAATTGATCTTAAAATTCTCACAAATTTGGTCTTCTAGAATCGGTCGGAAGATCAGGTACCCCTCACGGGCAATACCTAATCTGAGATCATCTGGAATATAAGGGTCAAAGTCAGGGAAATTCCCAGACAAGCAATTCCTATGCTTTTCAAGGGACTTCATTTTCTTACTGACAGGAAGACATGGCCAAACTCTCTTAGATCCTTTTTGAAGAGAGTATATGAAGGAAGTATCGTTACGCAAAAGTGCATATCGCACAATTCTACGTAAAATTCCCGTGTAGAGCTCATTCTTAAATACATCGTTTGCTTCTGGGGTTTGTGGATCTTTACAAACTCTACATAAGTAAATATCATGCCAATACTTGATGTAGGATTGGTATTCTCCATCTTCAAAGAAGGGTAGAAGCTTTAATATCAAATTAATAGCTGATCTTTCTAAGCGATTATACTGCTTAGGAAAAAGATCCTTGCGATGAATGAAGAATTTAAGAATGAAGGGCCAGAGCAATGATTCACAAGTTGACTTTAAGTCATTGTTCTGAGTGATAGTAGAAAATCTTTCACTCAATAGATTCATGAGGTGATCCGCCTTGTGAATAGGTCTTTTTACACGGATTCTCGTATAGATGACTGGGATATCATCATTCCCCGTTACTCTATCTCCGGATTCCCTGGATTTTTGGGAATCATTTTCTTCAGCTTTAATAGTCATTTCTATGTCTACGCTAGCG